TCTGCGTATAGCCATAACCACCTAACGGCCAACGATTATAAACACCAATTCTTCTGTTAGTGGCTGAAAAATTAAATACAGAATCAACGACAACTGTTGTGTCTGTTGGAATTGAAGTTACTGTTCTTGATTCATTGTTGATGTCTACTTTATCACCAACAAACAAGTCTTGTTGAAAGAGTGTGCTTGTTCCAGTAATTTCATTACATGCAGCAGTAACACTACCAGTACCTCTAATTCTTGAATTGGCTGAATCAATCCTTGTAATTGCACCTGTGCTTGCTGCAACATTACCAACGACAGCAGCAGCATGTTGCCCATAAGTTCCTAAAGGATTTGCACCAAAAACAATTTCGTCACCGATTCTATAGTTTGTACCACCGTCATTAATTTTGTAGCGGCCTATTGATCTTAAACTTTTTGAAAATCTTTTTTGTAAACCTATACCATATTCTGCACCAGCAGCATCAAGAACAATTTGATTTTTCTCACTCAAAGGTATCGTTGTTGATAAAATTGAGATATTTGAAATTGGACCAACTTGAATTGTAATAAAATTCAATGCATCATCTATAGAGTTTGCTGCACTGATATTTGCTTTTCCAAAAACGGAACCAAAGTTTGAAGTGTTTACATAAACTGTGCCTACGTTTAAACTTAAATTTGAAACAACATCAGGCGAAATTGTAAATGTATTTGCTGCATTTGCACCAGAAACATCAATAGCATCAACAACAACAGACATAAAAGAAAGTGCGTCATTTCCACTCACAGAAATTGGTGAAGAAACGGTAAATACCGCGCCACCATGATGCACTAATCCAGAGTCAACTGCACCAGAAGAAATACTTGCTACGGTACCAAAAGCATTTGACGATGCATTACCACCTATAACCGAAACCAAATCGCCCACGCTATGATTGTTTCCGGCATTGATTACGTTAATTTTTCTTATGATAGAAAATGTTGATGCACGTAAATCAATTGTGACACCATTTGTCTCATCAAGAACTGGTATTGATACAACTTCTCCATTTAAAAATGAGCCTATTAAAGAATTTTCATTTAATCTCAGTTCAATTGGAAGACCTAGAGTAAATGCATCCGAAATAATTCTTTGCAAAGCAACTTCAACAATTGCGGTTGCACCAGAAGTTAGTCCTGTAACTTTACGATTATTTAAAAGATTTGCATTAAAGTTTAAATATCTTGCAGTAATGATGGCATTATTTGCTGGTGCAGAATAAAAAACTAATCTGCGATACTCTTTGTTAATAAAGTAATCAACTTCTGGTGTTTTTAAAACATTATCAACAAAAATGTCTACTTCATCAACACCAACTTGTTTTGCAAGATAAAATACTTTTTTGGTGCCATCACCAATATAACGACTTGAAACATCTTTATTAATTCTTAATAAATTATCTACTTGCCACTTACTTGCTGATGCACGAAGAACGTTATTTTTCGGTAAAATAACTTCAATATCTTCACCAAAAACTAACCGGAATAATAATTTAAAAGAGTTCTCTCCACCTTTAGAACGATAAATGTCTGTTAGATGTTTGAAAAGGAGTGCTTTATTTGATTGTACACTGAGTGGAATTAAAGCAGCATAAGTGTTATAAAAGTTTTTCTCAAATTCTTCAATAGAGTCATCAACATCTTTAATGCTTCTTAAAGTTTTTGCTTTAGTAATTAAATTGTTTGACGTTACCGTTGTATTCGGCTGAGCCTCTAAAAACTCATAGTACGCTTCTAAGAACGTAATGAATTTAGGATATTCATCTGCTATGAATTCCGGAACTTGTCTTTGAACAAATAAGGATGTTTTTAAATCTGCCGCTGACATTACACAGTCTCTAACGTTGTACTAATTGAGGTTGGATCATCTTGATCAATCGTAATAATAGTGTTTTTTGATGAACTTATAATATCTTTTTCAGATTCAATCGTTAAACGAATTTGCCCATCGGCCGATTCAATGTTCTTAATCAAAATATTGGAAATGGTGATGACGCCTGCATCATAATCTATTTCTCCTGCGTTTTCATCAACCACTTGCCTCTGAGCAAAAGAATCATAATAAACGGTGCGAATTGTTCCCACTCTTCCATCAATTATGGCAGTAGCTACAGCACCAGAGCCTCCACCACCGGAGATTGTTACTGTAGCACGTGTATAATCAATACCACGATTAACTATATCTATTCTTTGAATTTGACCATTTAAAATTGTTGCAGCAGCAGTTGCACCAGTACCGTCACCATTAATCGTAATTGTTGGCGCTGAGGTGAATCCTGAACCTGGATTTACCACTTGTATTGATGAAATGCCGGAAAATGATTGGGGTATTTCATCAAATTGAACTGTTTGATCCACACCATTTGAATCCGCAACAGTAAAATAAGTTGACGTTAATTTATTACCAATAGTGCCTCTACGCAAAGGTACATTAAAATTAATAGTGTATGGTGTAGAAGCGTTCAATGTTGGTGTAAATCTTTTTTGTAAACGAACGGACACACTAGAACCAATAATTGAATTTGTGTCTACTTTATCTATGCTATCTTGTACCCGCGACAAAATAAATTGTGAATCAAATTTGTCAAGATTAGTTGTTTTGTAGTTTAAAATGGAATTTCGGATAGAAGTTTTTAACTGATCTTCTGTTTGTGTTGTTTTAGACTTTGTGTATCTAACCGACGAAACAAGTTTTAGATAGAGATACTCTGGATCACGAATAACGGTTTGAATTGCGACGATGGCTTTTGGTTTGATAATTTCATCAATAATTCTTTGTTTTTCGGTATCAGAAATATAGTAACCCTCTTTAGGATTCAAAGCAATGTAGACGATACCAAACTTTGGTGGCGATTCATCTTCACCACCCCAAACAGAAACAGAATTGACCGCTGGATAACTTTTTTGAATATATGCTTCATAGTCAGAAAAAGTTACCAAACGATTCTGCGTTGTATATTGTAGAGGTGCGGCAAATTTTATATTGTCTACAGATTCTCTTTCAGCACCGCCGGCCGCTTCACTAACTGGATCAATAATGAAATCTGTTTGAGAACCACCTAAAGAATCAACTAATGCATCAGTTGCGACAAAGTTGTTTGCTTTATTTGCGGCGTCACCGTTTGTTACCAAATATTCTACTGCAACAATTGAACCATCAGGTATTTTTTTACCTATTACATCATCACCAAAATAAATTGCATATTGTTGTGATTTATTTTCTTGTAAATAAAAAACTTCAGCCTGTGTTGACGTATTAGATGCGTCTGAAGCAAGTGTGTAAACAACAGTGTCCGTATTTTCGGGCGATGGCTGCACAGTCACAAATAAAGTTGATGTATCCACATCCGTGTCAGGCAAAACAAATAATTGTTTTGGGTTTGTTGAATCATTTTGAGTAAATGAATAAGTTACCAGTTGCCCTTCGTAAATTGGTAATTCAATAAAAGAGAAGTCTGTATTTGCTTTTGTTGATGTGTTCTCCGACAGTGTAACGAAGCTATAACTCACACCATCAATATCATCTGATAAAAATCTGAAACCCTTTGGTACAGTAACAGTAGATGCGGTCGTTGTTGCGGTATTTACAGTAAAGTTAATTACTGCTCTGGCAGATTTGCGTGAATAAGGAACATAACCTAAAGTTTTAGCGTGTGATACAACAGAATCACGAAGCAAAGCGGTGTCCATGAATGCTTCATTTGCAATCATGTTCAAATAGTATGCTTGATAATGAGTATTATAAGCAAGAATATCTAAGAGAATATTTAATCCAGAACCCTCAAAGTCGTAGTCGGTAAACTCGGCTTGTTGATTCAAAAATGTTTTTAAATTGTCCTTGATTGTGTCAAAATCAAGTTCGGTTACTTTTAAACGATCTGCCATTTTTATCTAATTCTCTCTAAGAAGAAATCAATGGTAATTGGGTTTGGATTGTTGATGACGAAGAAAGTCATTGATATACTGTAACGATTATCATCCGGATATGCTGTAGCCGTAATGTTTTCAATTTCTACTCTGGGCTCATAGTTCAATATTGTTTCTTGTATTGCTCTTTCAATTTGCGCTGAGATAATCGGATCTACATTTTCAAACAACAAATTTCTCAAACCACTACCAATTTGAGGTCTGAACGGACGCTCAAAGAAGTTAGTTGAAATTAAGTTTTTTACTGAGTTAATTACAGCATATTCATTCAAATGTTTCGTTACATCTTTTTTGACTGGATGAACATTAAAAGACAGGTCTAAGTCTCTGTAAACTCTCTCAGATTGTATAAGCGGGTTTTTAGATTTTATTGTGCTAGCCATCTTTTATTTATTCTGCCTAAAATACGTTTTTGAGTCAAGTGTTTGATTTAGGAAATTGATTTTTAACTGCACTTATTACAGTTTGCCAGTTGTTGGTTCCATTAACTTTGTCCCAATACAACATGTCCAGTTGTTCTACTATCGCAGGATAATTTTTTGCCCTTTGACGTTGATACTCTAATGACTCATATTCTGCTTGTAAACGAGATGCCTCCGCTGAGATTTCTTCTTCGGTAGGTTGTGGATTTATCGTATCTAGCCAAGTAATACCATCATAAGTATTACCATCAACTGTCCACGCCGAATTGGGTCGTAAACTCAATAATGCTTTTGTGATATCCATTATACTGCTATCTCCATCAATGTAATTGTAGACACTGGCACAGCATCATAGTCATTTGCAAGAACTTGAAACGCTCCTGATCTGTTTAGAAAAACAGCTGGTGCGGAACTATAACCACCTAATTGAACTTGATATGTAATAGCAGAAGTAGTGGCGGGTGAATCTTGATGTGTTCCAGCCAAAGATGATATGTTATATTGTGAAGCACTAGCACCTACGTTATACATATTAATTGTTCCTGTGCTTCTGGGTCTACCACCTTCAGCATCTCCTACCACTGGAAAAGAAGTTACTCCACCAACCGTTTTCTTTAATCTATATGTTTGTTGATATCCAGAACCCGTTGTTTGTGAACCAACATATAATTGAGTTAGAATTAATATTCTACTTGTAGATAATGTTGGAGTAATAGTTGCTGACAATCCAGTAACATCAACAAAATAACCTCCGTTATCAACCACAGATGTTCCAGTAAACGAATTTGTTTTAGTTGTGTGTACAACTTGTAACACAGCACCAGGATAAATCACTTTTCCTGTAACTGATATGTTTCCTGTAATTGTGTTTCCGTTTGTAGCAGCACGTTGTAAAGTCGTATCAAATCGCAAGTCACGAAAGTTCTCATCCATTTCTGAATAAGTGAGTGCTGTTCCTTTTGTGCTTCTAAGAGTTATTGTCATTTTAAATTTTCTTAATTCGGATTGTTTGTATCACCATTATCTGCCCAATAGATGCCAATATATGCATCAAAAATTGAGGTCACATAGCCAGGATTATTCTCAACATAGTCAAAACCAAAATATTCAAAAATTTCAGTTTCTTCTTTAGTCGGTTGACTTGTAAAAGTGTATCCTGATGCTGCTAATTCTGCCATTTATCCTCCAGCAAATACATTTGGAGAACCAGACACTGAAGCGTTTGGTACCCAACTATCGTGTCCGCCAGTTGAATCACCTTGACGATGAACACCAATGCCATTCACAAATACACTACCACTTGCACTTGTTGCTGGATCACCACAAGCAGTTTTGTCACCAAGCCTAACTGCTGCTGAATTATTTACAAAAACATTTGGTGAACCTTCAGCATATGGTGTTTGATGATATGGTGCTGGTATTGGACTAGCATGACCAATGTGTTTATCTTTTCCGACTCTGCTGATACCTGGCATTTTTATTCTCTTTAATTCAAATTAATTGTTTTACCGTTAATTCGGATATCACCAGTTACATTCAAATCATAATTACCATCAACATATATTGTAACATCACCTTTCACGTAAACTTGTTCGTTACCAACTACAACTTCAAATTTGTTTCTCTGTATTCTTTCTGCACGATCACCATCTGGTCCCCATTCTGTATATGAACCTGACCGATGATAAATGTGAACTCGTTCTGCACCTTTTGTATCATCAAACTCTAATGCATGACCAGATTCAGATTCATACACACTGTTATATGGATACTGTGCTGCATAATAAGTTGCTGGCTCAACCTTGCTTGCACGTTTACTTTTCTTTGCTGCTACAATCTCTGATGGATAATCAGAATCATTTCTTGCAAGTCGTGATGTTGTTGGCTCATCTAACTTGCGTGGATAATTTGTTGCTGACTCATAAGGTTTAACTGGTGCAGTAGAAAGTTGTGTACCGGTTCTTGGATCATTAAACGGTTGCTGTGGATTTGCAGCTTTCAAAGGTATGCTAGGAAAAGAACCCAACATGACAGGCTGTTGAGCATTTTCTGCATCAAGAAAAAATCCAAAAACCATATCGCCTTCTTTTGGCGCATAAACTACACTTGTGTTTACAGGAACACTCGGTATAGCCCACGGTAACAAATCGGTGGGTAATTCCATTTTATTTGGTGAATGCCAACCCAAACAGCGCACACGACAACGACCTAATTTGAGTGGGTCTTGTCGGTCTTCAACAACACCTGTCCACCAAATAAAGCCGTCTTTACCAGCAAAATTCTTTTTACTTTCTATCATTTTGCTCCAGTAATTTTACTATAAACCTTCATTGCTTCAATTTGCCCTTGAGTTGTAGAAAGTTTTCTATTATCAATAGTTGAGTCTGTAGCAACTTCAATGATTGTAATTTGACGACGTAAACTAATAATGTGTCTTGTTCCTGTAATGATATATCTTCCTGTCAAACTTCTGTCAAAACCTGGATCTTCATTTCTCGTACTTGCGCCAAAACCTGGTGTGACAATATTTACAATGTATCCAGAAGAAAGCTGAAAATTACCAGGCATAACAATTCGTATTCTTTTTTCCATTAATCTGGATAGTATTGCTCTTCTTTGTTGTAAAAATAACTCCTGAGTTTCGTTTTCAGAAATGATCGTAGGATTTTTCTTTTTTACATACTTACTGTCTCTTTGATTTTTACTGTTGACACTCAATACTTGATTTGCATTAAAATTTGTTTTATTTGATGTGCCATTTTTGTTGATAATTGTAGAGCCTATTTGATTATCATTTGCGTGTTTCATTGAATTAAATGTTTGATCACCGCTGATAGGCAATTCTCCCATTGTTCTTGTGATTGGATCAAAACCAATAAAGACACCCGAATCAACGCCATTCTCAAGTCTTGTTAATGTGTCTGTTTGAGACAACACTTCAAATGCCCTTGCTCTACTCAGTTCGGAAAAAGACGAATCTGGTTCAAGATTTTTTGGTGCAAAAGTAATGTCTAAGATTGGATCTTGTGTAAGTAATCTAGACAGTGAACAAAAATTATACCCCGATACATTTGAAAAGAAAACAAAGTCTGGAACATTTTGTGTATTCAATGCTCTCTTTGCACACCACTCTAACGTAGAAAGAGCCGGTATGTTTGGAGGTATAATTCGTCTTATGCCTGATGATTCTTCTATTCTACCTATTTGTTTTAAGTCTAAACCTAAACCGATTCTTTTATCTGTTAGAATATCTTGAGCAAATTTAGAATATTTACCTTTAAAACCTTTTGCAATCTTATTTTGTTTGGAAACAATTAACTCATTAGCCACAAAATGTATAATATATGATTCACTAGAATTATTCAGATTTTTTCTATTTGTAATTGAGTAAATCGTAAAAGTTTTTTTAAATGTTGCTATGTCACTATTGGGACTTTTTGTTATATAAAACTGAATCGTATCATTTTCTGGGCGTAACCTCTCAATTAACTTTGCAGTATCAGTAATTACAACTTCACCAGAAGAAACAGGTAAAAGTAAATTATCATAAAAGTGTATCTCTTCAATCAGATTGGCTATGGCTATTGGTCCACCCTTAGATTGAATGGCTGCTTCTTTTATAAAAAATTGTGTAGATTCTGATAAATTCATTGTGGGTTTATAATAACTCTAAATTCTTCCATAACAATCGGAACAAATTCCGATTTTAAAAGTCTAATTGATCTTTTCGTTTCATTCTCTTGTGTTTCATATTCATAATAAGTCAATTTCTCTTTTGAAATTGCTTCATTAACTTTTTTACCATTGCTTAAAGTATACTCTGTCGTTGATGCCACTACATTAGCATAAGTGTTTGCTGTAACTCTGACTTTTTCAATTATAGTTTTGTCATCTACAGTTAAAGCAGAAAGAGCCCGTGTTGTCAATTTATAATATGAGTGTACATTATTTTGGCTTTGTGACCATGTTAAACCCGATTGAACTGTGGCGTTTGCTGCACCATTTGCTGCATATTTTTCACTAACGTACTTAATAAAATTAGGATATGTCAAAGGCCAGTCATATTGTGGATCAATGATGTCATTAAACAGAAGAACGATCCAATGTTTTTCTGGATCACCATAATACTTTGTTGCTATTGACTCTGGTGTGTCACCGTCTTTTATATCATAACGATAAAATGCCGATGAATTTTCTTTAAGAGAAGATTCAAAACCAAATCGTGCAATAATATTGGTAACAGTATCTAAGTTGTTACCGTTATCATCAGACGTATAAAGGGTTAGTGGAAAATAATTGAAGTAATTTGCCATTTTTTATTTCGTATATTTTGGATTAGCAAAAATACCTTGTTTCTTTTGTTCAACGGTAGCATTGTAAGATGACACCATACCAAAATCTTCTTTTGTGATAAATGTTGTCTCTTGAAATTGCAATGTCATTTGAATTGCAACTGGCATACCAGTTCTACCTAAAGCAGCAGAGTTTTCTCCTACTGTTTCATATGTGGAAAATCCTCTAGGCGCATAGTTGATTTGAACATTTCTTAAAACGCATGTAGCAATTGGAGGTATGTTAGGATTCTGTCTACCCGCATAGAAAAATTTAATGTCAAATTCCGACGGAGGTATCAGCAAACCAGTTTGTTGTGATATACCACCCATTAATTCTGGTGCTTGATGAAAACGAAAACGTTCAATAATTTTTTGCACTTCAAATGCTTCTCGTTCACTTCTTGGATAAAACATAAACTCAAACTGAAATGAACGAAAATCTGGTGCAGTATAAATCAACTCAATCATTGGATTGGTTATACCACCTGTTGCAAAGTATGCACCTAAACGAGAAACTTTATCACCTATACCCGCTTTTTGTGCTAGACTTTGTGCTGCCATTGAACCTAATCCAGATTTTGCCGCAGCATTTAACACACCTCTTGTGTCACCCGCTTTTATCGCAGCAACTAAATTTGGTGCAGCAATCATTGCTTGACCCAAAAGTTCTTCACCAGGACGAACATCATTATAACTTGCCGTTGAATCAAAGTTCAAAGTGTCTGGCATATACATAGCAATCGCTTCACTTGTCAATCGCGTTCTTACTAAAAAAGCACTGCCAGCAGCAGTTGATGCGTTTTTATCTGTGATTGATTTTATTGATTGTTCTACTGTACCTTTTTCATCTTTTAATTGTTCTTGTGGTTGAGGACCCTTTACAAATCCATCAATTTTACCTGATATTTTTCCAACAGTGCCACCGGCTCCAAATTTTTTAGTTAAAGATGATGTGCCTTTTGAAACTAGATTGGTCAACTTTGAATTAATTGTATCTGCAAAAGTCTCTTTACCCGCAACAACTCCACCACCCGTAAATTCTTGTTTTTTACTCAGAGCATTAAAGACTCCTTGCTCTTGTTCTTTTGAGAAGGTTTGCGCGCCTCTAAGTGATGCGCCATATGCTGTATTTTTTTGCTCACGAACAAAGAACACCATGTAGTGTCCTTTATCAGCACTTCCAACATCAAGAGGATATTTTAGAGTAGTTTTTTCAAACGGCGATCCTTCTAGTGCAGCAAGCGGACCAAAATTCCTAGATTCTATTTGATTGAATTTGATGTCTGTAAGACCGAAGAAAGCCATGAAGATTCCTTGTTAGTTGACTAGATAGTATTTATGTCAAACAAAGGTAGATTTAGACCGAAAAACCCACAAAAATATAAGGGTGATGCAAATAACATCATCTATAGGTCTACGTGGGAGATAAAGGTAATGAATTATTTAGATGAGAATCCGAACGTCATTTGGTGGGGTTCGGAAGAACTTCCCATACCTTATTTCAATCCTATAGACAAAAGAAAACATCGGTACTTTCCAGACTTCATCGCAAAGATGCGTAAATCTGATGGTACGGTTATGACTTATGTGATTGAAGTTAAACCAGAAAAACAAACACAACCACCAACACAGAAACGAAAGACTAAAACATATCTACAGGAAGCGGTAACTTATGAAATCAACAAAGCCAAGTGGTATGCCGCTGAAGAATTCTGCAAAGATCATGGCTGGCAGTTTCAGATTTTAACTGAAAAGCACTTAGGTATAAGATAAATATAAGATGACGAAACGACTCATTGATAGAATCCGCGAATCTCTTGCAAAAAAAGGATATGCTCCACGTTCACGTGAAGCACGTGCGTGGCTTAGATCCAAAGTTCCATCACTCAGACCAACAAAAGGTGATCTGATGCGTGATCGTGAACGACTAAGAAACCAGTCTATCATTGGTCGTATGTACTTTTATTATTACGATCCAAAGACGAAAGATTCGTTGCCATATTACGACAGGTTCCCATTGGTAATTCCAATAGAACGATACTCAGACGGGTTTTTAGGGTTGAATCTACATTACATTCACCCAAAGCGACGAATCATTCTTCTAGACAAATTGAGTGTTATTTTGAACAATCGTGATTATGATGAAACAACAAGGTTTAGAATTAGTTATGATTTTTTGAAAAGAGCATCAAAAATCTACGAAGCAACACCATGCATCAAACGATATTTGTCTGGTCATGTGCAGTCTAGATTTTTAGAAATTACAGCAGACGAATGGGACATTGCTGCTCTGTTACCAGTAGAATCGTTTGCAAAAGCAACGGCTAGCAAAGTCTGGTCAGAATCAGAGGATAAATTTTAATGACATTTTCACCTAATTCATTTCTATCAAACATCAATGCTAAAGGTGGTTTGGCAAAGCCATCAAGGTATCAAGTAATATTACCTATACCTCCATACATAGCACAGTTTGTAAAAAACTCTTTGATAGAAAAAATTTTGAATCTACCAAATTCAATTGTATCAGATGTTAGTCAAGCAATTAATGATGCATTGGGTTCTGGTGGAGGTGCAAGCAGAAGTGCAAATCCGACAATGACAAGGTACTTAGCCCTACAATGTGAATCAGCAGAACTGCCTGGTAAAAATCTAGTCACAGACGATGTAAAGATTTATGGTCCTACATTTAAAGTACCATATCAAACACAATATGCAGAAACAACACTGACTTTTATTTGTACAA